CTAGCAAACAGCGTAAAGTCAGACGGCAAACTTAGGGCTATTGTCGTTGACTACCTTGGCTTGATTCAGGACACCGAAAAGGGTCGAAAGCGTTATGAGATGATTACCGACATCTCTATCGGACTCAAGAACCTTGCCAGAGATCTAGAGGTTCCTGTTGTTGCCCTAGCCCAGCTCAACCGAGGCCCAGAGCAAAGAAAGAACTCAGAGCCTGACATGGCAGACCTCAGAGATTCAGGTGGCATTGAGCAGGATGCCGATGTTGTTATCTTGCTGCATCGAGAGCAACTTGAGGGTGACCAAGATTGGGAGCGTTCCCAGATGATTCTCAATGTCGCAAAGAACCGACATGGCACCACAAACAAAGCGTGGCTCAAGTTCGAGGGTCACCATGCCAGAGTTGTCGAAGGCTAAGATTATGGCGTGGATGACAATGTGGCACTGTGTTGCCGATGTGGTGCTACCTGGAAGGTCAACACCCATAAGCGAAAGAGGAAAGACCTCAAGTGCCAGTCCTGCCGGATGCACCGAGCCTTGGTCATCAAGTATGGCTCTGAAAAGTGCATCCCTTGGCAAGGTGAGTTTGATAAGGCAACCCTTACCATCCCAATCTTTGACGGCCAGCCAGTCCTACCTGGCATTAGATCTTGTGGGCACACAGACTGCACCAACCCCAATCATGTCTTAGGTGACCACTAGAGTAAACAAAACAACAAGAGATAAGGAAAAAAGAGATGGCAAGTATCAAAGTAAAGGGCACTGTTAGCCGAGTATTTTACGAAGGCAAAGGGCTAGAAGTATCAGAGCAGTTTCAGACCAAGGCTGGCGAGTCAATCACCAAGCGATACACAGTTTGGCTAAAGCAAGCTGGAACCTACGATGTTGGCGATGAGCTACAGGTTGAGGGTCTTTATTCAGCCGAGATTGACAACTGGACCAACAAAGAGGGTGAGGCAAAGCAGTCCATCAAGGTGAGCATCAACAACCCTTACATCACCCCTGCTGACCCAGCTCAGTTGGTAAAGTCATTGTTTGAGCCAACCCACGAGCCAACACCCTTTTGAAAAATCTCCGATGGCTAGTCCCAGCTCTCACCGCTGGTGTTCTTGTAAACCTATCCTTGAACACCACTAGCGTTCTTGGGGGTCTGGGACTAGCTCTCGGTTTTATCTACGCCATCGCTGCCATAATGGGAGCATGGGAACTACATGGCAGAGGTAAGCCTTAGTGTTGTCGGTGATCCTGCCAGCCAAGGCAGTCACGCCATCATGCAGGGCCGAATAGTCCAGGTCAACAGCAAGAAACATAAGGCTTGGCGAACTGCCATAGTCAACGAAGTCATTGCGACCCTGCCAGCCGACTGGGAGCCGATTGACGGCCCCTGCGAGCTTATGGTCAACTTCTACATGGCAAAGCCAGCATCGGTAAAACGCTCATCCCCCTCAGTAGCCCCAGATCTAGACAAGCTGGTCCGGTCAGTAGGCGATGCCTTAGCTATTGCAGGGGTCTATACCGATGACAGCAGGATCACTCGCATCTCAGCCCGAAAGCTCTACGCCCAAGGCATTGAACCAGGGGCCACAATCACTGTCAAAAGCCTAGAATAACGACACGCCGAAAAAGGCAAAAAAACCTAAAAATCTCCCAAAAAACTCAAAAAACAGGTATAGAGTTTAGACATGGCCCAAGAGGGGCCGGTTAGGAGATTCAAATGAAAGGTTGGCTACTTACAGTCAGCGTGTTTCTATCCTTTGGCATGACACTTGCCATCCAGGAATACAGCGTCACACTCGGCTACCTCATTGGCTGTGTGCTACTTGCAATTCACTTCCTAGTCATCGCACTTTGGTTCACTCGCAAGGGTGCCAGATGAATAAGAAACATCTCGCACAAGTCCTAGAGGAAGCAAGACTCTGGACTAACGCTGAGTACGAAGCTAAAGGGGGCAACCCTGAAACAGACAAGTACCACATCCAGAAACAACTTGCCAGGCTAACCCTGCTGCAACACATCCAAGACACCTACATAGAACAGAGAGAAAATGGCCAACTACAACCCTGAACCAATCGAGTTTGCAGTCATGGACTACAACCCGAACCAATACAACTTTGGTGTGGCTAAGTCTGACGGCATCTACATGGGCCGAAAACTTATGAAGGATGAAGTCCTAAGACTTATCAAGGCTGCCTATCCTCAGCCAACCAAAGCAATCACAATCATCATTGACCTAATCGAAGGGGTGCCAGTTGATACAAATAGCAGTTTCTCAGATTCCAGCAGATAAGCTCGCTGCCTACATCAAGGGCAGGAGAGATGAGCAGAAGGCAGTTGAGTCGCTTATCCAAGCGATGCAGATTGACCGAACACTCGACATCGCAACCGGACACATGATCATGGGCTACCTAGCAACTATTGACAGAAGGCCAAAGGTGGAAGCATGAGCGAGCTACAGGACATCATTGCAACCAGCTCCATCAAGGCTTTCAATCACGGAGTCAAGCACGAGCGTGAGCACATCATTAGGTTGCTGGCAGAAACAAAAGACCAGACTCTTTGCACCTGTCATGGCTGTGAGGAATGGATGAACGCTCTTGACTTTGTAATCGCCAGGATAGAAAACAAGATTCATGACTGACAGCGAATACACATCAGGCTTCAACAACGGCAAACGCTACGAGCGTGAGGCCATCCTTGAATACATCGCTTATCATCCAGAGGCTACAGCCGAGGACATCGCTGCCGAGATAGAAGGCAGATACAACTCTGACATGAGAGCTAACTTGGCAGGTGCAAATTGGGACTAAGCATCGAGGAGATTGAGATGAGGCTAGATCTACTGAGCATCCAACTTGCTGAACTTGCCAAGATAGTCAACGAGATTGAGGCACAAGCCAAGGCGATTGAGGATGGTCATGTTTAGAGCCTCAATGCGAAAGTGGGCTAGGCGAAAGCTCAGAGATACCTGGTACCGAGGCTATGCTGCCGGATACAACGATGCCCACCATGACACGCTTGAGTTCTTTACTGAGGCAGTAATCCGAGAGATACACCAGGATGCAGTGCTAAGCATGACGGCTGACATAGACACCTTGGAACGCATCGTGGAGATTATTGAGGCGGTGAGGGACAATGGCGAAACACAGGATGACTAGACACAAGACAAACTGGACTTTCCTACTACGCTGGTACAAGTACCGCATTGAGTTTTACCTTGGCAGATTAGTCAAGGCTTACATCTCACGAGGCAGACACTAAGGGGGCAGAAATGCTTGAAGGGCTTACACCACCAAAGAAACAGCCAGCTTGTAAAGTTAGGACTGTGATTGAATCGCTAGAAACAAAAGACCAAGAGATACTAAAAGAGGCACTTGCCAATCCAGAGTGGCCACACTCGACATTGACACATGAGCTAAACAAGCGAGGCATCACAATCAGCGAGCAACCGGTTCGCACTCACAGAATCGGAAGGTGCAGCTGTGTTAGAAAATCTTGAGCCAACCCCTAGGATTACGGCCCCAAAGGATTGGCGACCTGCGGTGGAGTTCGATGGCACTAACGGCCAGGCGACAACCCCACCGACAACTGGCGACCAGCCAGACTTTACCCAGTTTCTAATTGACCAAGGCTTTGACCCTGAGAGAGTAGAGATCTATGGTCCTGTTAGAACTTCACGCTGGCAACAGCGAGAGGGTGGGGACTGGCTGGTTAGCTGGCGGTTCAACTTCCGCAACAAGACAGAGGCAGACATTGACTTGCCAACGCTTTACGCTCAGGCAAGGCGAGCAGTCAAAGTTGCAAAGCCAAAAGAAAAGAACGACAAAGCTGTTGTTGTTTGTTGGTCAGATGCTCAGACAGGTAAAGCTGGTGACATCCGAGGTGGAACCCCTGAGCTAATCACTCGCATTGCAGAAAAGCAAGCAAGGCTAGATGACTACCTGAAACAAGAAAAGCCAGACCACATCTACTTCCTAAATGTCGGTGACAGCATCGAGGGCTTTGAGTCTGGTGGAAACCCCAACAGGACCAACGACCTTAGCCTGATGCAACAGGTTGAC